CCAGGTGATCCTGAATCAGAACATCTCAAAGGTGGTGGTTGGAATCGATTTGATAAACTTGTCTTTGTCTCTAACTGGCAAATGCAAGCGTATCAGAAACACTATGGTCTTCCATGGTACAAGTGTGTAGTTCTTCAGAATGCTATTGAACCAATTGAATATGTACAAAAACCTACTGACAAGCTTCGATTTGTTTATCATACTACTCCTCATCGTGGCCTCAATATCCTGGTTTCCGCTTTTGATGCTCTATCTAAGCGTTACCCTAACATAGAGCTAGATGTATACTCTAGCTTTAAGATCTATGGATGGGAACAACGAGATGAGCCTTACAAAGACATATTTAAGTTCTGTGAAGATCATCCCAACATTAACTATCACAGTTCTGTTCCTAACAGTGAGATTCGAACAGCTCTTCAAAAAGCTCACTTCTACGCATACCCAAATACATGGCTAGAGACTTCTTGTATTAGTCTGATTGAAGCAATGTCTGCTGGTGTATTCTGTCTACATCCCAACTATGGGGCTCTCTACGAGACTGCAGCTAACTGGACATGGATGTATCAATGGCAAGAAAATGAACGAGACCACATTAAAGCTCTTGTAGAGTTGACTTCCAATGCTATTGAGGTGTATAATGAGCCTGATGTGCAAAAGACTCTTATTGCTCAAAAGGCATATGCAGATGCTTTCTACGGTTGGCAGAATAGAAAGAATCAGTGGATCAATCTAATGAGAGTGATGCTCAAAGACTTGAGACGTATAGATTATAATGGGTGATTAAAATTATTATTGTTGACTTTAACCAGGTATGCATCTCTAACTTAATGATGCAGATTGGTAACCACACTGAGCTGGTATTTGAGGAAGGATTAGTTAGACACATGATCCTCAACTCACTTCGTCTATACAAACAAAAGTTTGGCAAGGTGTATGGAAGTATGGTCATTGCCTGCGATGATAAGAACTACTGGAGAAAAGATCTCTTTCCATACTACAAGGCAGGACGCAAGAAGGTTCGTGAGCAAAGTGATATTAATTGGCCACTTGTATTTGAGACTCTTAACAAGATTAGAGAAGAGATAAAACAAAACCTTCCTTATACGGTTGTTCATGTTGAACATTGTGAAGCAGACGACATTATTGCAACTATATGTCTTAACTCTACTGAAGATGTGTTGATCCTTTCTGCAGATAAGGATTTTATCCAGCTACATAACGAAAGAGTAATTCAGTTTGATCCTATTCGCAAGCGTAATGTGCAGGTCGAGGATCCTAAGCAGTATCTCAAGGAGTTGGTTATTAAAGGAGACAGTGGTGACGGCATACCTAATGCCTTGTCTAGTGATAATTGCTTTGTGGATGGTATCAGACAAAGACCTGTAAATAAGAACAAACTATCTACGTGGTTGGGTATGAGCCTGGAACAACTATCAAGTAGTGTTCCAGAACTCAGAGCAGGACTTGAACGTAACAATAAGCTAATTAACCTGTCACTAATACCTGAACAGATTACAAGCAAGATTTGGAATGAGTATCAAATGCAACTTGCAACACCAAAAAAGGTAAATATTATTGGGTATCTGCAAGATCATAAACTTAAAACAATGATGGAACATGCTGGGGAATTTTAATGAAATTGAGCTTATCTGAAATATTAAAACAGGCTTCTGAGTTTGATAAGAAGCAAGACCGGATTGACTACTTAAACAAGTGGGACAGTGCTGCACTAAGAGCAATATTTAAGTACGCGTATGATGAGAAGGTAAAGTTTTTGCTACCTGAAGGTGAGCCTCCATACAAACCAAACGAGCTTCCCGATCAAGAAGGAACCCTCTTTAGCGAGCTACGTCGTTTGTATTTGTTTATTGAAGGTGGTAACCCTAATCTGAAACCAACAAGACGTGAGTATCTATTTGTACAGCTGCTTGAAACAGTCAACAAAGAAGATGCTAAGCTCTTGATTGCTGTTAAAGACAAGAAGATCCCATACAAGGGAATTACTAAAAAGTTTGTAGAAGAACTATATCCTGGACTATTAGAGGGGTAAGATGAGTAAGACGAACAAGCTGCAACGTTCACTGGATGAGAAACAACACCATGTTTCTAAAGCGATAAAAAAAGAACACACAGATAGGTCAGTCAAGAACATTGATAGAATGTTGAGAAGCAAACGATACGAGCAATTCTATGACGACCTGGATTACAAACGAGAAAAGGAGAGCTGGGATGAATACTAAATGGTTTTGGGAAAATAGACTCATGGGTTGGATTGAGAGTAAGCTACTTACTTTCACCAATTGGTTTTGGAATAAACGTCACCAACCACCACCAGCTCCTACTAAAAAAGAACCTCAGGCAAACACTACGAACCAAGAGAAGAAAAAGAGTCCGGCTAAAAAAGTTCCTTCTAGAAAAGCTCCTGCTAAAAAGAAAACGGACTGGAACGTAAAGTAATTTTATGATCTTACTTGGAATCAGGATAAATGCTCACGATAGCAATTTATGCCTTTATGATGGGAAGTTGCTTAGGTACTTAAAGACCGAGCGTAAATATCAAATTAAACATCATGAGTCTCTTGGTGAGTTTCAATGGAGACAAGACGTCATGGATGCATGGGGTCTTGATTACAGAGACATTGATGAGGTCTGTATATCATTAGAAGAGAACACATACATCAAGTACATTGATGATCCTTTTGATCACAACGGACAGCTGACTCAACAGTGTGTTGGATTTCCCCTCAGCTGCCCTGTCTATTCAATAGATCATCACTACGCTCACTCCCTCAGCTATGTTCCACACATTAAGCCCGATGTATCCATCATTGTTGATGGTATAGGTGACAATGAAGTGCCTTGGTCAGTGTTCAAGGGTGATAAGGTAATTGAGACTGGCAATGTGTTTGATCACGGCTCTATAGGTCTCCTAATGAATGAGTTTGGAAAGTTTGTTGGAGTCAAGTATGGAGTAGAGGTTGACATTGCTGGTAAGGTAATGGGATTCCAGTCTTACGGTAACTTTGATAAAGCATTCTATGATAAACTAGACGGTCTTACGATGTACGATATTAAAGACCTGTTTAATATCAACAAGTGGCACGAGCATAAGGGTGATGACCTTGTAGGCAAGTACACATGTCTTGATTGGATCAAAACCATTCATGTTAAGGCTGGTAACATTCTTCTAAAGTTTTTTCAAGTGAACTGTAAGCCTGATGATGTTATATTTTATTCTGGTGGAGTTGCTCAGAATGTGATTTGGAATACTCAACTGAAAGAGCACTTCCCTAATCTCGTTATACTTCCACACTCCGCTGATGATGGTATTAGTATCGGAGCTGTTGAATGGTTACGTATCAAGAACAATCAACCTCGAGTAGAGTTCAATAACTTTCCTTTTGCTCAGTCGGACCAAGCTCCGGAAGATGTTGACATTTTAAATGAACTAATAGACAATGTTGCAAACTTGTTAGCTGATGGAAAGATTGTTGCATGGTATCAAGGTAACGGAGAGATTGGTCCTAGAGCACTAGGCAATAGATCAATCCTAATGAACCCTGAAGTTGCAAACGGTAAGGATATCATTAACAGAGTGAAGCGAAGAGAGCAGTACAGACCTTTTGGAGCTTCAATACTTTCTGAGTATACTGAGCAGTTCTTTGAACTTCCTTTTGATAATCCTTATATGCTGTATGTTGGTAAGGCTAGGACTGATAGGTTCCCTGCTATCACTCATGTGGATGGTACGTGCAGAGTTCAGACTGTAGAGAAGGAATCAGGTCCATTCAGAAAGTTGCTTGAGAGATTTCATCAACTGACGGAATGTCCAGTACTTCTCAACACAAGTCTTAATCTAGGTGGTAAGCCAGTTGCTGGATATATACACAACGCACAGCAGTTGTTTTTTGAAACTGATATTGATTATCTTGTAGTAGGTAATAAACTATTCTCTAAGAACTAACATGCCTCTGTATACATTCCTTGATAAGGATACAAATGATCTTATCGAACTTATTCTACGTATTTCTGATTACGATAGCTTTCTCGCCTCTAATCCTAATCTTGAGCCTTTTATTAACCATGTTCCTGGAATTGTTAGTGGAACCGGATCAATAAAGACCGACTCAGGTTTCAAAGAAGTGCTTTCTAAAGTAGCGGAAGCTCATCCCAATAGTGAGCTTGCTGATAGAACAATATCTCGTTCTGCTACACAAGTTAGAGTTGATAATACAGTAAACAAATATAGAAAACAAAATTGAGAACCAAATACTTTGAGCATAAGCCTCTTCCCAAGATCGAGATTCCTAGAAAGGAAATAGATGGAAAACGCTATTATGTTACTCCAAGCGGGGACCGCTATCGCTCTGTTACTACTATTCTTTCTCAGTTAACTCAGGAAGCAATACAGAAGTGGAGAACACGAGTTGGTGAACAAGAAGCCACAAAGATCTCAACAAGAGCTTCAACGCGTGGTACAAA